AGTTTGTTAAGATTATGTATGCAGCCCCACCGCCTGAAGCGGCTGCAATGTAAACTGTACATATAATTCGATTGTCTAATCAATAAATATTTCTGTTGAAACACTTCAACTCAGGCACGTATTCTCCTGTCTTTGTCAAGAACTGACTGTTTTTGGCCTATTTCACATAACTATTACACCTTGGCTGTAAATACATCGACAGCCTTGCCAATCTAATTTAAGGAGAAACCCGCAATGTCTAACAAGTTTGAACAACTATTAGATCTTCTAGTCAACGAGGAAATGGATAAGGCGAATGAATTATTCCATGAAATCGTTGTAGAGAAGTCTAGAGAAATATATGAAAACATGATCGCCGAAGAGGCGGAGGAAGATGAAGAGATGGATGAAGCCATGGACTCGGATGAGGAAATGGACGAATCTATGGGAGATGATTTAGAAGAAGAAACTACACTTGAAATCGGCGGTGACGCTGGTGACAAATTCGCTTCTGATGTTTCCGATCCAGACGCTATGGGCGGAATGGACGATATGGGCGGCGACGCCGATATGGACGGAGACCTAGGTGCTGAAGGTGGTGGTTCTGAAGAACAACGCATTTCTGATTTAGAATCAGAATTAGAACAACTAAAGTCTGAATTCGAAGCTTTGATGGCTGACGAAAAGGGCGAGCCAGCACATGATGACATGTTTGGCGATGAAGAAGCTGACGACGAAGAAGGCGAAGAAGCTGACGACGAAGAAGGCGAAGAAGCTGACGACGAAGAAGGCGGCGACGAGTTTATGCGTGAATACGTAGAAACTGTTTCTGCAGGTCACGGTGCTGATAAAAGAGGCCGTGGCGAAGAAGGCGGCACAAACACCAAGAGCGTAGGATTGCAAAATCCAAAAGGACGCCCAACAACAACAGCATCTGCACATAACATCTTAGGTGGTAAGGGCGGAGAAGCTGGTATTAAAGGCGGTGAAGGCCTAGTTGGTGGACAAAGAGGTGAATTCACAAAAGATCACTTGAATAAGCCAGGCGGCTACAAAGGTGATGCATTTGGTAAGAACAGTGCAGGACACGGAGCAGAGAAGAGGGGTGCTGGCGAAGGTCAAGCATACACCAAGTCTCCAGCAGACCGTAGACAATAATAGGAAATTAGGATGAAGCAAATTCAATACCTAAGAGAAACACTAAGTTTTGATCAGGCTAGAGTAGTTTTAGAATCTGACGACAAGGACGGGAAGAACCTTTATCTAAAAGGCATCTCCATTCAAGGCGGCATTCGAAATGCAAATCAGCGGGTTTATCCTGTCGGAGAGATTACTAACGCTGTAAAAACTCTAAATGACCAGATTCAAAACGGTTATAGTGTCTTAGGTGAAGTTGATCATCCTGATGACTTAAAAGTAAATTTGGACCGCGTGTCACACATGATTACTGATATGTGGATGGACGGTCCTAATGGCTACAGTAAGATGAAAATCTTACCTACACCGATGGGCAATTTAATTCGTACTATGCTCGAAGCAGGCGTAAAACTTGGCGTATCTAGTCGTGGCAGCGGAAATGTCAATGACAGCACTGGCGAAGTAGCAGAATTTGAAATTATTACTGTTGATATTGTTGCTCAGCCTTCTGCTCCAGGAGCTTATCCTACTCCAATCTATGAACACCTGATGAATAGTCGTGGTGGGGTTAGAGCGTTTAGGGTGGGGCAAGAGGTTAAAGAAGATCCAAAGGCACAAAAGCATCTCCGCGAGGCGATGCTTAATATTATTAATGGCTTAAAAGCCTAAGGAGACATAGCAATGTTGGACGCATTCAAACAGCTGGTCGAGAGTGGTATGATGTCAGAAGACGTTAAGTCTTCGATTGAAACTGCATTTAATCAGAAGATCCAAGAGAATCGCGACCAATTAACTGCTGAACTTCGTGAAGAGTTTGCTCAAAAATACAGTCATGATAAGACTGTTATGGTTGAAGCACTCGACAAGATGGTTAGCGAGAGATTGGCCGTAGAAATGGCTGAACTTGCTGGCGATAAAAGAGCATTAGCGGAAGCTAAGGTTGCATATCACCAGAAAATGTCCGGAGACGCTAGAGTACTAGAGTCGTTCGTTCTAAGTCAGCTTGGAAAAGAATTGGTGGAATTCCAAAGTGATCGTCAAAAGGTCTCTGAGAATTTTACTAAGTTAGAGCAGTTCATTGTAACAGCTTTAGCACGTGAAATCAATGAATTTGCACAAGACAAACGTGAACTAGCAGAAGCGAGAGTTAAACTAGTAAGCGAAGCAAAAATCAAATTCGATGAGATCAAGACTAGATTTATTAAGCGTAGTTCCGAAATTGTAGAGAACACAGTCACAAAGACATTGAAATCAGAAATCAAGCAATTGAAAGAAGATATCGATAGTGCTCGTTCTAATGCATTTGGACGCCGCTTATTTGAAGCATTTGCACAAGAGTATAGCTCAAGCTATCTTAACGAAAAATCTGAAACAGTAAAATTGTTAAAGATTATCGACAAGAAAGAAGTTGAGCTTGCCGAAGCAAAAAATGCCGCTACAGAAAAGACAAAGTTAGTAGAATCTAAGGACCGCGAAATTCGTGTTGCCCGAGATGTTGCTGCTCGTAAAGAAGTAATGGCAGAACTGTTAGCACCACTAAGTGCTGACAAAAGAGAGATCATGAAAGAATTGCTAGAGTCTGTACAGACTGCAAAACTGAATGAATCATTTGACAAATACCTACCAGCAGTAATGGAAGGTGGTATGAAGAAAGTTGCACCAAAGGCTAAACAACAGCCTAAAGAAATGCTTTCTGAAAGCACCGAAATAACTGGAGATCGCGAAACAAAACAGCCACAGGTAGGCTTAGATAACATTTTAGATATCCGCAAACTCGCGGGTCTAAAGTAATTTAAATTCAAGGAGACATAAATGTCACAATTATTAAATGAAAGATGGTCAGAGACCAAAGAAGCTCTGCTTGAAGGCCTATCAGGTAACCGCAAGTCTTCTATGAGCGTATGCTTAGAGAATACTCGTAAGTACTTGGCTGAATCTGCAACAGCAGGAGCTACAAGCACTGGTAATATCGCGACTTTAAACCGCGTTATTCTACCGGTAATTCGTCGTGTTATGCCGACAGTTATCGCTAACGAAATCGTTGGTGTTCAACCTATGACTGGCCCAGTTGCACAGATCCATACTCTACGTGTACGTTATGCAGACACATCGTCTGGTGACAGCGTAGTAGCTGGTGATGAAGCACTAAGCCCATTCAAGTTAGCTGCTGCTTACTCTGGTAACGGAGTTAACGCAACACCTAAAGCCCAAACAACTGCGGTCCTAGAAGGCCAAGTTGGTAAGCGTATGAGCATTCAGATCTTGAAAGCTCCAGTTGAAGCGAAGAGCCGTAAGCTATCCGCTCGTTGGACATTCGAGGCTGCACAAGATGCACAAGCAATGCACGGCATTGATATCGAAGCAGAAATCATGGCTGCTCTAGCACAAGAAATTACTGCTGAAATTGACCAAGAAGTTCTAGCTAGTCTACGTGCTTTAGGTTCAGTTGAACAGACTTATGACCAAGCTGCTGTATCTGGTACTGCTACATTCGTTGGTGACGAACACGCTGCTTTAGCTGTTCAGATCAACCGTGTTGCTAACTTGATTGCTCAGCGTACACGTCGTGGTTCTGCAAACTGGGCTGTTATCAGCAACCAGGCTCTAACGATCCTACAAAGTGCTACAACTAGTGCGTTTGCTCGTACTACAGAAGGCACATTCGAAGCACCTACAAACACTAAGTTTGTTGGTACATTGAATAACAGCATGAAGATCTATGTTGACGCTTACCTAAGCGACACAGACGACAACAACCAGTGTTTAATTGGTTACAAAGGCCCATCTGAAGCAGATGCAGCGGCATTCTATTGCCCTTACATCCCTCTAATGAGCTCTGGAGTTGTTTTAGATCCAGCTACATTCGAACCAGTCGTTGGTTTCTTAACTCGTTACGGTTACGTCGAGTTGACAAACACAGCTTCTAGCTTGGGTAACGCTGCTGACTACCTAGGCAAAGTGGCAATCACTTCTGCTAACGTTAGCTTCCGTTAATCAAACTTGCTGTAAAAAGCAAATTAAAAACGCCCTTCGGGGCGTTTTCTGTTAAATATAGTACTAGAAAAAACTTATGCAGTTCCCTCTGCGTAGACCTAGAACGTCATTTTATAAAGGAAAACAAAATGGGACGTCCAATTCATAAAAAATATTTTGCAAACAGAAACTATCAACTAGATGGTGAAGGCGTAGGCGGTGAAAGTTTTAATGTAGTTACAGTTTTAACAACTGGTACATTATATTCTACAACTACAAACTATACATGGACAGGCTCTACACCTCAAATTGCAGGTGGAGAAGCCGCAAGCGGTACTTTAAGTATCGGTACCGATCGTAGAGTTTCAGCATTTAACGTCAGCAATGGCGGTAGCGGTTATACTTCTACTTCTAGTGTTACTGTTACAGTTAGTCCAGCAACAACTGGAACTACTGCAACTTATCACGTTGCATTAACAGCAGCAGCTCGTGAAAACGGGTTAGCAATGTACGCATATCTTCCAGCAAGTGGTGCAGCAGGTTATCTAAGCGGTGCAGGTGGAAGCAGCCGTTTATTGTCTGACGTTATTCGTCAAGCTGGCAATAACAAGTATGTTGTTCAAAACTCACAAGGTGTTGGTGTTGTTCGTTTAGTAGCAGACGGTAGTGCAGCTAACGCAGCAGGTGAAGCTGACCTAACAGCAACTGATTGGAATGGCAGTACATATCGTGTTATCAAACTACATGCTAAGAAAGCAAGACTAAAGCAGGTCACTTCTAGCACAGCATTCTTGATTGAAGACGGTGCATGGGCACAGTGGACCATTACCGCAGCAACTGGAACAACTGTTCTATTAGCTAACGCTTAATTAAAGTAAGCATATAGGAAAGGGCTTAGGCCCTTTTCTTATTTGTGGCTAAATACGATAAAGGAACTTTTCATGGCCGTCGATGTAATTAGATATTCTGGCGATTTAAAATTGGCAACTGCCCCGGGCGGCACCATTACATTAGATACGGGTGTGAGTTCTGGCACAGTGGTTATTACTGGCAATTTAAATGTATTGGGTACTGCTACTAATATTGCAACAACTAATACCGTAGTTAAAGATAACATTATTACTTTGAACTCGGGCGAATCCGGAACTAGCGTAAGTTTCGGAGAAGCAAATACTCCATTCTACGGACAATCAGGATTTGTAATTGATCGAGGCAGCAATGCCAGTACTGCAACTCGTGCATCTATTCTTTTTGAAGAACGTGCATGGAGCTCAACTTCAACAACAGCAACACAGTACACCGGTATATGGGCAATTAAAACTGCCAATAGAGGTGCTGCAATTGAAGTCAGTTCTATTCGATTAGCAGGCGGCGGCCCAAACAACGACAATAAACTAAACTTGTTAGGTGCCGGAATCAACGGAGTTGTCAGCGTCGCCGGCCAACAAAACTATCATCTAAGAGTAACTGATGACAACGATATTCCAAACAAATATTACGTTGACAATACTCCATTAAGAGGTACTGCTACTAGTGCGTTAACAGCACTAGAATTAAGACAAAACGACACAAGAATTACGATAACTGATAATAATATCCAGCCGGGGTATATTACTACTGTTATTGACGGAGTGTCTACAATGATAGTTCAGCGACTAGCAGGTGTTCCTGTAATTACTTTAGGCACATTAATTGTTGCAGGCAATACTTTAAGAACAGCTTCAGCAAACAGAGATCTAGTTTTAGAAACATCGGGCACCGGCACAGTAGTTGTAAATAATGGTATTGGTATAGGAGTTTCATCTATTCCGCCTCAGCCTGCACAAGGTATTGTAAAAATTTACACTACGTCAACTGTAGGTGCTGGTAGTACAGGTATTAAATATTCTGGCTTTGAAAACCCAAGTACATTAGTTCCAACTAGCGGCGAATTAATTTCTGCAAGAAAAGCTCTGGTACTATCAATTATATTCTAAGGATTAAAAATGGCAATCACAAATTCGCAACTTAGCTCAACTGCAAAAACAGAAGTATTTGTTGGGTCCGGCGAAAACGCAATCACTTGTATTATCTTATGTAATACAAGTTTATCTGTTGATGCAACAGTAACAGTTTGGGCAGTGCCGGCGGCAGTCGCAGCAGGTGATGCCAATATGATTATGAATGAAATATCTTTGCCTGCTGGAGAAACATTCAGTATGGACACGGAGAGATTTATTCTTAATGACGGTGACAGTATTCAAGCACAAGCTAGTCAGAATTTAATTATCACCGCTACAGTAAGTTATGTACAAACGGCCTAATAACTATGAAATTTTACAAAAGAAAATCAATAGATTCTCATAATCCGCAAGATGATAATTTTGCTGTTGAAGCAGATGGTCGTTTAATTTCAGATTCTACACAGAGTTTTAAACTTCCCGGCGGTACAGTATTACAACGTCCCACAAACACTACTAACGGTCAGATACGACATAACACTCAATTATTTGATTTAGAAACTAGAGTTAGAATTGGTTGGGAAAGAATTAGAACAGTTCGCCCTGCAAGAATTACAGTTCAGAATTTAGGCAGCGGAAACTATTATAGTAATATATTTGGCCCGTTAAACGCAACTTACTCGCCTTCTTATTCTGCTGCTACTTTAGGTGGTGCTGCTAATATTCAAGTATATGTTGATAACGTTTTTCAAATTCCGTTTACTAACTATGATTTAACAGTTGATCCTAGTGCAGTAACAGCAACTACTACAGCAACTACTAGTGCATCTTCGTTTGTACTATATCTTGATACCGTACAAAATGTACAACCTGGCCAGACCGTAACTGGTGCTGCTGGAATCAGCTCATCAACAACTGTAATTGGCACAATTACTGGTACAACAAATGTTGAATTGAGTGAACCAGTTACTGCATCAGTATCGATAGGAACACTCCTTACCTTTAATTTTAATACTGGAACCTATGTACAATTTACAGGAGCAGTACCAGCTAAGCCTGTTGTGGTAATGCTAGGTGTTGACGGATATTATCCTCCGGGTTAACACCTAAGTAACCCAAAAATCTCTTTCCCGATAAATATAACGATGCCGGATGTTTCGGCAGATTATACTGTGGTAAACCCGCAATGAAAGGTGGTTAACCGTGAAACACGGGGTATAGGGAGCAAGCATGGCCGTAGGTCGTATAACGGGCCCACTCTTAGCACAAAATCTGCTTAGGGATGGAGTCAACATTGCAGTCGAAACCGATCTGCTATACATTGATGTTGTTAATGGCCGCATAGGTATTCGAACCGATGCTCCTCGTACTGAATTAGAAGTAAACGGCACACTCACAACAAAAGTTCTGATAGCAGATACTGCAACTATCGGACTAGTTACTATTGAAAGCTCTACTTCAAGTAGCACACTTTCCACAATCTTTGGACCGTTCACAATTGCTCCAGGCGGCGACGACGATACATTTGTTGAATCTGATCTAAGAGTAGACGGCGATGTTTTTGCCACAGGTAATTTCTTTGCACAAGGAAATATCAAATTAGGTGATACTACATCTACAGACACTATTCAATTGTTTGGTGAAGTAGAAAGCGATATACTTCCTTATATTAGTAGTGGAACTTTCTCAACATACATCAGTACAACTACTGGCTTAACAGTAACTGATTTTTACACCAGTACAGAAATTGTTTCTGAATACAGTTTAGGTAACACTGCTAGCTATTGGCAAAGTGC